TACGGCGTACAGCGCAGCGTTCACTGCTTTGATATGCACATCAGCTAGGTTGCCTTCCTGCTTACCATTCTCGATGATGTCAAAATAGTTCGAGTACAGTTGCCATGCCTTTTCCTTTGCTTTCATTGTTTAGCTTATTGATTAATTCGATAACCTGTTCTTTGTTGTAGTAGTGCTGCATTGAATTGCGCACGTGGTCTTTCAGTTGGTCTGTGGTCATTTCAAAATAATGTGTTTAACCTATTTTTTATGATGTCAAAATATGCGGAATCAATTTCATAACCAATGCAATCAAAACCTAATTTTTTTGCGACCGCTAACGTAGTACCACTGCCGGCAAATACATCAATAATTGTTTGCCCTTCAAGCGCAGTAGTTAAAATGATTCTTTTAATAATTTCTTCCGGTATCTGACAAGGATGTGCAGTTTTAGTTTTGCTTACATTTTTTACTTGTTGCACTTCCCACCAGTCGTACAACTTTGAACCTACCTTGCCTTCTGATATTCTTTTGGCAATTCGTTTATCAGTTAAATTTTTATAAGGTTGTTTAACCTTATTGAAATCAGGTTTGCATCCCCACCATGATATTAAACGACTTTGCTTTCCTGTGTTGCTATTGTAAACCCAAGTCACTACCTGTTCACATTTCGCTTTGATAGCCTTAGGTAATATGTTAATGGTTTCTTCGGGGTAGTGTATGATTACACATGGTAATGGTATTTTACTAAGAAGTTCAATATATTCATCATCACTCAATTTATCTGAGTATTGGTTATAATGATAACCCTGATTGTATGGAGGGTCTGTAATTACCAAACCTTCGGGAATAACAAATGCTTCTCTAAAATCCATATTGCCTACAATTACTTTGCTCATGCATGCAAAGTATTAAGGTATTCACGCCACATAGGTACACGCTCCTGAAGCTTTGCGATTGCATCGGCATCAAACTCTACAACCTTTTCATGTATGCGCTCCTGCACTGGTATATCGTACACCCACTCGCTAAGGTCGGTTTCAAGGTTTGCATCCGGGTAATCATTCAAGAATTGCTTCATGTCATAAATCATCGAACGCTCAATGCCTTGTGCTTTCTTTAAGAAGGTAGGGTCTGACTGTGCGTCGATAAGATTCATGCGGCGTGCGAGCTTGTATTTCTCATCGTTAATCATTTGCAGTGGTGCGTTGACTAGGACAAAGCAGAACGTAGCACGCGGCGCACCTGTGAGCCACATGTAGGCTTGGCCCTGCCAAAAGTAATCCTTGCTAAGGTCGTTTGCTTTTGCATCGTGGAATGTGTAGATGTCCCATGAACTTTTAATATCCGGCACATTTACAACAAGGTCGGTCTCATCATCTTTGATAAGCAAGTCAGGTGTACCCTTCACAAAGTCATTAGCAAACATCTGCTCATTCTTGAATACGATTTGCTTGCGCTCTCTACGCCACATGTCTATCGCATCATTCTCAACGGCCAAACCTTTCTCGATGTACTTGTTGCTAATCTCTTTGTAACGCTTGTACTTCTGCTGCACATAGACCTCCAGCAGTGCGCTCTTTGTTGTTTCGCTCAAACCTGTTTTGGTTCGTGCATCGGTCATCAACTTACCTAGCTGTGACGCTCTAAATAGTACTTGTTCCATTTGTTATTGTGTTATTGATTTGACTGCTAATGTAGCAGAAGTTCGGAAATTCCGAACAACTGCAACATCTTTTAACATTTACACGCCTTCACTGAATTGACGCATCTCATCCCCGCGATCAATAAGAAAGTTGCGGCGGTTGTTTAGTTCATTATAAACCTGTGCAAGCACTTCACTACTGCATGCTTTCTGGATGCGTGTGCAATCCATTAGCGTTTCGGCATTGTTGATTAGGTCTAGCACATAGGCCACATCTTTATCGCCGCCCTGTGGTAACTTGCCTTTAAGATTGAATGCCTTGTATACGTCTGCATTCTTGCGATTAAGGTCACGGCCAAACAACTTACCAAAGGACTGCGCTGCATTCTTCAGACATTCGGTCTTTAGTTTGGGGAAGGCAAGGTCCAATGCATTCGGCTTTTTGTTGTCTGCATTCAACGCCCATCGGTTACGCTCTACGTTGTCAAGGTTCTGTGGTGCACGGTCAACCATGATGATGATGGACGCTGCCCCGGTGCGGCGTATCTCATACCCGCTTATCGGATGTATTGCAATAAGGTCAATGCTGCCCACTACTTCATTTGCCATGCGTTCCCACTTAAAGTTCTCAGTGCGCCAATGACCGAAGAACATTTCATCGAGCGTGGTCTCAACGTGTGAGATGACCAGCGTCTGTGCTTTAAGGTCAGGTGTCTTTTCAATACCGGCTACATCGGGCGTGGCGTTGAGCATCTGCTGAAACTTCTGCAATGCTTCTAGATTGTCTTTGTGAATACTGTTGTTCATGTTATTGATTTTAGGATTTAAAGATACGATTTAATAGCGCATTAAGCAATCATTCAGCTCTTGACAATAGTTAAGAATTGCTAAAACGATTGCTGTGTAAACGAGGTACTTAATGACTTTGCTTGCTTTCATTGTTTTGAGATTTAAAGGTGAATGCGCGTTACAGTCGCGCCCCTGTTGTTATTACTTCAACTCCCACTGGTTAGAGGTTAAATCATGCCAAAATCCGTAGTCAATTAGATTGGTTGACATTCTAAAACTCGTGGAATAATAGCTATTCTTAGCCTTTGGCCACTTCCAAGTCATCCACGCCATCGTTCCGTCAACGCGAATAGATAACACTTCAATTTCTGATGGTTTAGCTAATCCGCCATTATCGCGAAGAACAACGTCACCTGCGTTGATTTCTTCAATTTGTGTCCACTTTTTCATACTGTTGTTGTTTTTGTTATTGATGGCACAAATATACGGTGCAATTTCTTGCACTCCGACAATGCAAACTGTTAAAAATTGTTAAAATTTCAATCGGTTACAGATTGTAACCACCTCACGCCCACGAATAGCTTCCGTAGTTCGGGAATAGTTCAAAGTAAACACGCATCATAATGGCATCTGCATAGTCAGGACTCTTGCCATGCATGCGCGCTATCTCGTCTTTACTGATCACTGCAAGTTTGCCGTCGGCTTCGGGTTGCCTGCGGCGTATCATATCCAGTTCTTGGATGATTACGTCACGGAACTGATTCACTTTAAAGATTACTTTGTTCTGCTCAATCAATTCTGCAAGCTTAAAATAGCATTCCGCTTTTTGGTTTATGTATCGGTCTGGTTGCTTAGCACGCCCACCGTTAAGAAAGCCCCGGCACTTGAGCGTATCTACCACGCCACCACCTACACCATCTTCATCGCATATCACATTGCTTAAGCGGATAGCATGCCTGTCACATAGTTGGCGAATGGTAGCAACAACAGCGGTGATGGGTTGCTTGCGTAGTTCATGTATCTCCATCAGATGCAATCCATGCCAAACGCAAATCACGCTTCTATCTTTTCCCAGTCGTGCGATGTCGGCACTGATATACTTTTCGCCTTTGCTTTCTTCATCCCGGAAGCAGCGTAATAAATCATCATATTGATATATCCAGTCTACACTTTCGTCATAGTCCCAATCGCCCTCAAGCAATCGTTTTCTATCTGACTCAGGAAGGCGCATCATCTTGGCTTCATACACTGGGTCGGGATTAACCGTATTATCTTTCATTAGCGCCTCAACAAACGCCTTGTGCGGCGGCAATAAGTCTTTACGCCACGGATGCCAGTAGTCGTTGTATAACCAACCTTTCGATGGATTGCAACTCATCAATCCTTTCGGTATACCACCAATTAAATTATAACGCACACGGGTATCAATAATGTCAATTGCCTTCTTTGTCATTTCTGCAACCTCATCTAAGAAGTAGTCAGTAATTTCAAGTGATCCAAATCGATGGAAGTCGGGGTCACTGGGTGTTGCTGCCATGTCCATTAAGATTGTTTCGCTACCATTAAACCAACGAATCATATTTAACTGACCATTGTATGTGTAGTGTTCACCTGCCTTCAATCCCATTTGCGTACATATCTCCCAAAATCGTAGCATGGTAGATAATTGCAACTTCTTTAATTCAGCACGCCCTATTAAACCTCGCGTGTGTGGATGCTTTAATCTGCGAACGATTTGCCAATAACATCCAAGCCATGTCTTACCGCCGTACACACCACCGCCATACAACACCTGCTCAACATTGCTTGAAGTTGAGAGATGTCGCAGGGCTTGCTCTTGTTTACTATTGAATCGTGCTTCGTACATTAAAACGGCAAATCGCCTGTGCCTTGTGAATCATCATCGTGTTGACGTTTCTCCAGCGGCTCGGACATCTTGCCCGAAAAGAACTTGCCACTCTTGCCCTCCTTAATCCAAGCGGCTAGACGCATCTTCTTACCGTTAACCATGATTTCACCTGTGTACTGTGGACCGTTGTTGGCTACGTTGTTGTTCTTGAATAGGGTGAACTGACCCTCTTGCATTTGATAGTTACTCATTGTATTTAATTATTGATTATGTTTATATCATCCATCATAAAAGCGATTGTGATGTTGCCCCGCATGTTGCTGACTTCTGCTATTGTGAACGGTTCTTCGTCAATGCTATGGCCGTTGATAAACCCTATGAACACTTCCGTATCATCCGGGTAATGTGCCAGCGCGTCCCAAAGTTCACCTATTGTCATAGCCTATATTCATCTTTGTCTGTGAGTAATAGTAACTCATCAAAGATAAGACGCATTGCTAAATTATCACTCATCGCAGGTCGCATACTTCGCTTAGCTGTCAACACAAATAGTTTGCGCAAGAGTTCAATCTCGCGGTGCTTATCGTAGTCCTTCATTAGTATTCATTTTGATTTTCAATCAGCTCGCGGTAGCGTTCATATCTATATTCTGTAAACTGAAAAGGTTTGTTTTTGTAAAGTCGGAAGCGCTGGTCATTAACCCACTGTGGCAGTTCATCATACTCGCGCATCAATGCTACTTCAAGTTCGCTAGGTTTGCCGCGTATAATTTCCTGCACCGGCTCTTGCATCTTGCGCTCTTCAATCTTTTGCACTACGTCGTTTAGTGCTTCATTCATTTGCGGGTGTGCGAAGATTTCGTAGATGTTGTTGTTGCTTTGCTGCTCCTGCTTCATGCGATCTGTGATAAGTTGACGCTTGGGCATATACTTCACAATCCATTCAAAGAACACCTGCCCATCAATGCGATTGTACACGGGGCCGAACTCACCCTTCATAGCCATGCGGAAGCACATGCGCAGTTCTTCAATGCGCAGGTAGTAGTATTCCTCCATTATCAACTCAGCTGTTAGCATCAACTGCTGTGCGTTCATTGGTTGCTGAAGGTTAAAGTACTGCTGACATTCATCCATCAGAGCCACTAGCACACCCAGTGCTGTCTGCTCACCTTTGTTTTTTCTAACTTCACTTAGTGCCGGTGAGGTCTTCGATGCTAAGATTTGCTGCAAGGTGACTTCTGTACTGTTGGCGGAACTCTTCAAGTTCGCTAGCGCGTTTCTCTCGTTCATTTTGAATTACGGATTTTGGTTTTTGATTATCAAATTTAGAATTATTTACCATCCAATTGCGTGCTGAAGCTTTCCAATCCTTCATTTGATTGCGTCCCTGCTTCCATCCATTGGCTTCGTAGTAGTTAAAATATTTCGCGGCCTCGGTGTTTATCTTTTCATCAGGCCATTGCATGTTCTTTTGAACTGAGTACTCACCCATAAAATTGTAAACATCATTTTCGTTTGGAGGTGCGAATGCACCACGTTTATGGTTTATGGTTTGTGGTTTATTGTTTACTTGTTTATGAATGTCGCAGTTGCTTTCAACATTGCTTTGTACTGTGCTTTCACCTTGCTTTGTCAAGTGCTTCATCAGTGCTTTGTCAAGTGCTTTGTTACTTGCTTTGTCAAATTTTGATAGGGCAATAATGTTGCATTGGTGTTGATTGACTGCCTTTTTTACTACCTTAACAAAGCCCCATTCAATCAGTTGGTCAAAACATTTCTTGTAGGTGTTGTAGCTTTTGCATCCCATACCTTGCATACACTCACTGGCTGTGATTTGGAATATATCGGACCAGCCTAGACGGTTGTTTATCTCAACGAGCCATAGGTACAAGATACCATGCGAAGCAGTGACATGCTCCGGGTGTTCAAAGGCATAGTCAAACCATGCCCTTGAATATGAATACCCGTTAGTTGTTTTCATTAAAATGGTGCTGCTTGAAACGTGTCCTTATTTTGATTCACATCCTCCTTTACATAGCCTAGCATTTCCATCAAATAATCATGCAATGCAATAACATCGGAACGATCTAAATAAATTTCTGTTGCAGTTCTTGATTCGGGATTAATCGTATGTATGTACAAACGAGTTGAATGTAAAGATTTGTAATAAGTCATAGTAAACTCATTACACAATACAGTTTTAGAATTAATAGCCATAAAAATAAATACCCACCCTCACATGCAAAGGCGTACCCTTAGCCGAATGGCTTATGGCAATGCAGTGAAGATGGGATTTAAAATGTTTTTCATAAGAGTACGCGTTGCAAAGATAGTCAAATTATCTCTACTTCCAAATAGCTGTAGCAATTAAAAATCCGATGACTGCGCCCACGGCCATAATCAGTAACATCTTGCTGTTGCTTGTGTCGCATATTTCAAACTCTTCATCTTCTTCCGGGACTTCAACAATTGATTGCGCTTGATTATACAGGTTAGGCTTTGCTAGTTTTTCATTTGCCTTTTCAATCCTTTTTCGCAATTGATGGTACGAGTTAGCTTTACGTCCATGCTCTAAAATATCCCTGACCAAATCCATAGATGGTGCTGGTCCTATCCAGCGCAATTGATGTGGATCAAATCGTTCAAGATAATTTTTTCTTAGCAGGTATGTACATGGCCCACTTGAAATTAAATATTCACGCTCCATTGATTTTCTATGGAATATCCTTTTATTATATAAGACGGTAAGGAATTCTATATATTTTATCTCAGCTGCTGAGCCTCGAAAGTTTAAACCTTTTTTTTTCATTGTGTTACTCATGACTCCATATACTTTTTGATTGTTATTGTAAATTCTTCAAATGACCTGCACACCTTGACGGCATAGCCTTCATTGATGAGCATGGCGTGAACGATTTTTTGATTTTCAGAAAGCTTACCCTTTTCCGTTTTCATCTCGATGAACAATGCGTGGTATGGGCCTGATGCTATGCATATCATTAAGTCAGGTATACCCGGCATGGCCCCTTCGGCCTTTAAGATGTTCCAACGTTTGGCCCGTTGCACTGGAGTGCCTCCGATGTATACGCCGTTTGGAAAAGATGCAATGACGGTGCGAGGGAATGAGTAGCGGAACCACTCTACACACCGCTGTTGTATTTTGCTTTCTTCGTGCTTCATTCGTGTAACATGGATTGCATTGCTAACCAAAACGAACCGATGTAATCTTCATTCGCCTCAATGCTGACAATGGGCAAATCATTTTCAAGCTGCATGTATTCCCATGGGCCTAATGGTGCGACCTCGTAATCACAGCCCATCGCAACACTGCAAAACTCAATCGTGTGTAGATCCACAGGGATATCAAACTTCACGATGTAGCGTTTAGAATAATTCAGCGTGCACAGGTAGTACATGCGGTTGAGGTTTACAATCTTTCTACGCACCGGGATGTTGTAGCGTTTAGTCTGTACAATCTTTTCATTCAAGATTTCAGCCTCAACTTCACTCTGCCCCTCCATGAACTCCAGCGTTTCAATCATTCGTTTCCACTTAAGTTCGTGCTGCTTCGGCCCAAAGATTAGCCGTGCAAATCGCAGTAGCTTTTTGGGGTTGATGTTAAGGTGTGCAGCCATTACATTGAACGGAATTGTACCAAAGTACTTTTGAATGTAGATGACATCGCTACGGGTCGGCAGCGCACGGTTGCTTGGCATATCTTTTTCTTTTTGTGCGCGTGTCTTTACGCGGCGCACTGGTAAAGTTATTTCATTCATCGCCTTCATGTTTGATTGTTATGGTATTTATTAATTCTGATACGTCAACGGATAGCACTTTGGATAGGTTCACTAGCTGCATAACGTTGAGCGTGTTTGCGTCCTTCATGTAGTAGAACATGGAACGCCTGCTGATTGGTGTGGATGTTAGCTGCATCGCCCGCAAGAGGGCAGCTTTACTGCCCAACTTGCGAATGATTAGCCTATCCAAGTTGCTTTTCTTCATAGGGTCTTAGTTGAGGATTAACGTTGTAGAAGATTTCGCGGTGTGCGATGCTGAAGTGGTGCTTGAAAACCTGCTCACTTATGATGCTGACTTGATAGTTCATGCTAGCGCGGTCGATAATATCTTGCACATCTTTCGGGCCGTCAATCTCATGCGTGTCAGTAATTACTGCGTAATCGCCGTAAGTGCATTCAACCTTAATCTCTTTGCCTGTTTCGTCAATCATAACGTAAGCAGTCATGCGGTCGCTGTGATGCTTAGTGAAGTAAATTGGAAGTGTCATTTTATTTTGTATTTATTGATTTACGTTTTTAAAAGATGTGCGTTGGTCAGTCGCACCCCTGTTTGTTTTAGTTGTAGAATGAACGTTCTATATCTCCGTCTAGTTCATCTTTCCAATCTTGCGGCCAAGTGTCATAGATTTCAGTGACGTTTTTTTTGTCTTCGTAGAGGATGAACTCTTTAGCCTCACAGTATACGTACTGACTTCCGTCTACATCGTAGTCATCATAAGACATTGTGAAGTGAATTACCACATCCAATTCGTGCTCGCCGTCTGGAGTGTAAAATGTGATTCTCTTTTCCATAGATTTTGTATTACTTTTGTTATTGATAGGGCGAAGATAGTGCAAATACTTGCACCCGCAAGAAAATAATTGTTAAAATTTTGTCGGACTGCGTAAGTTATGAAATATCAAGGCATTACAATTCATGGTTGGCGAAGGCTAACGGCTTAACTCACGACAAAAGCAGGGCATCGGACTTAGTGCATGAGGTAATAACCCGGTTACTGGATAGGCCGAGGCAAGATGTAGTTGATATAGTATGCGGTGGTAAGGTTAGGCAATATGTTGATCGTGCATTATGGTTATCATGGCACAGTAATAGAAGCGATTACGCCACACGCTACCGCAAGTACTACGAACTCATCACAGATAAGGAGGTGAATGACGCCAAACAAGATGAGACATGGCTAGGACACTTCATAGACGGGGAATATCTGTACAGCGCAATTGGCAGGCTTAATGAACACGACGCTATTCTGCTGCGTCTATATTCAAAACCTGACTTTGACTACAAAAAACTTAGCGAAGAGACAGGCATACCGAACGCATACCTGCGTCTATCAATTCACAGAGCAATCAAACGAATAAGAGAATATGTTCAACTTCAACGTGCATCCAGCAATCCAACAGGAGAGGCTTAATATCTGCAAGAAATGCAAATGGTACAACGACGGGTGGTGCGGCACGCCCGTAATCGGCAACACCGTAGAACCTGAAGAAAACAATGTGACGTACTACAAGGAAAAGATAAGGCTTTGCGGTTGTCACATGCCGACAAAAGTGATGTTTCGCTTTACATCGTGCCCCGCCCATAAATGGCACGCATTGAATTGGACTAAACGCGAGATAGTGCAGCTCGATGAGTTCATAGGAAAGATAGCCGGTGCAAATAAACTAGAGCAGGCTACGGTTAGTGAACTATATGCCTGGTATTCTAAGATTACAGGTAAGATGCAACAGCCGTCACAATGCGCATCCTGCATCCGTGACCTTATCAAAGAGTTTAGAAGACAACTAGGTAAACAACAAGATAAAAAATAAACGTTATGCCATTACCAACACCAACATCAGACGAATCAAAAAGCGCATTTATCGCACGCTGCATGAGTGATGCAAAGACAAAGGAAGAATTCCCGGATAGTCAGCAACGCATCGCGGTGTGCATCGTCCAATACGACAAGAAGTAAATTGTTTTTATCAAATTATAACAAGATGTTTGAGAAAGGAAAATCAGGTAACCCAAACGGCAGGCCCGTTGGTACGGTTAGCGACAAAGTAAAAATGTGGAATGAACTCGGTGAGTGGTTCGTATCGGAAGGTGCTGCCAAGTGCATGCGCATTATGAACGACATGGAGGATGAGGAATACATCAAACACTACACGGCACTACTCGAATACTTCAAACCAAAACAGGCCCGCATAACGCACAGCGGTGATGAAAAAGCCCCCGTTATTATTCAGGTTCATTCAGACTTGTAACAAATAAGGCACAAAAACTACAATACAACAGCAGCATGAAGATTAAAGTAAACATAGCAGCGAACGCAAAGGCGGTAACACTTGCGCAGTACATCGACTATCAGAACGCGGTTGATGCTTCGGAGCGTGTTCGAGTGATCACTGGCAAAAGCATGGATAGCATTAAGCTATTGCAGGCAAACGTGATAGATGAAATTATCATGAAGTTTGAAGCTGCAATACAACTGTGCGCGGATGGCTTCGAACACAAGGTGCGCATTGGTGCAATTGAACTTGGTTTCATTCCCGACCTTACGGAAATGACATTTGGTGAATACGTGGACTTAGATTCAAACTGCAACAACCTGTATAAGGATGGCAAGTTGAATGCGAACGCAGCACTAAAGATGATGGCTATCCTATACCGACCTGTGACAGCAAAGTGGGCAGGACGCTATGACATTGAGAAATATGATAGCACGAAAGTGGGCAGGTATATAGACAGCGTGAAGGAACTTACCCTCGACCATGTACTGAATGTGCTGCTTTTTTTTTCAAGTTTAGAACAGGAACTATACGGCAGTTCCCTAGATTATTTGGCAAAAGAGATAACGGAGATAGTGACGGAAGCGGCGAAGACGAATACACTCCAGAGGGCTTAGATGTATACGGTTGGTTCCATATCATTGAGGTGTTAGCTGACCGGGATATAACAAAGTTTGATGCAGTGACAGACCGCAGGGCATACGAGGTGTTTACACACTTGACATATTTAGCCGATTATGTGCAAGTGCAAAAGATAGAAATGAAAAAAAGGAATAGGTAATGAATAGTTACAATTATAGTTACAACGTTCTCATCAATCGACTTGAGGCATTTGCCGCTGGTCACTTGCTTATCAAACGATTCACGCATGGTCAGATTGACTTAGCGGATATGGATCAAAATGAGCAATATCCTTTCATGCACGTTGTGCCTAATAACATCAAACCTGTTGAAGGCGGTATGCAGTTTGATTTTCAAATCTTATTTGCAGACATACCACGTGATAAAGAGACAAAGTCAGAATACCAGCGCGAAGTCATCAGCGACTGCGTGCGTCTTGCACAGGACTTAATTGCGGAAGTGAAGAACGGTCTTGTGCTGTTTGGCTTTGATGTGCAATTAGTCACGCCTCCCGTTATTGAACCATTTGTTGAAGAATACAAAAACACTTTGACGGGTGTGTCCTTTAGCTTGCAGCTTGAAGTTCCGTGGGACTGGAGCGCGTGCGATATTCCCGCTGTGTGGTCGGTTGGTGGTACATCATCGGGCGGCAGTGGCACAGGCTACGGCATTACGCTTAAAGTTAACGGCGTCAACAACGCAGTGCAAAACATCTTGGACTTAGTTGCCGGCACGAACGTAACCATAACAGATAACGGTGATGGGTCTGTAACGTTTGATGCGGACGGTGGCGGCGGGCCTTCGGTTCTTGTGTCAACTGAATTCAACGTCAATCACACCACAGCAACGGGCAACCCGTATGTAATCGGTGACCGTGTTTGGTATAACGGTAATGTGTATGCGTGTATAGCTAACAACGACTCGCTGCTGCCAACAAACACATTGTACTGGACATTGCAAGCGGCAGGATTTAGACTGCGTCAAACTCCCGTAGATTGGAACGCAACAAGTGGCGATTACCAAATACTAAACAAGCCAACGATTCCAAGTCCACAAGGTCTGCAAGATGTCATTAGTACGGACCCTGTATTGACTACAGATAATACAATTGATTGCGCTACGTTTGGCCTTACCATATCTAATACCTCAAACTTTGAAGTAAACTCAACCAGCAAACTAAACTTAGATGTAAACGGCACAGCTAGTTTTGGCATTGATACAAACTCTGTCACTTCACAAAAAGTTACGGGAACAGTTCAGACTCAAGTCATAGTTGACACAACAAAGGCAGCGATAGGTGCAACCGATTCGAGCACATCGAACACAACGCAATTCAGCTTGCTTCCTAATGAGGTGCGATTAGTTACGCCGAATGTTC